CATATACAGCATCAATGTCTGTGAATCCACCAACAGAAGAACAACCTTCAAATAATATTGCTCTGTTGAAATGGTCTCGATTTCTAATTACTTGGTCATCAGTACTTTTAGTTACATGTTGCATTATTTCTTCTCCGTTAGGTTTTTAATTTTTTAAGGTCTTTTTTAATTGCTTCATTTAGGTGTTTAGCATTAGCTTCATTAATTTTATTTTTATTAAATTTATTTTTAATAGCGTCTACATTATAATTGTAGAATTTATTAACAAGTTTAACAAGTCTCTCGTCTGTAAATTCCATAGCAAAGAAACCGAAAACAGCAAAGAATCCCATTTCGAATGCATCATAGAAGCCGAATACCATTAAGCACAAATATGCAGCAGCTAATACAGGATATCTTTGTAATGCTAACTTGTAGTTTAATTTAAAATGTTTTAGGAAAATAATTAAAATTAATATTGTAATAAATCGATATAACAATCCTGTTACAAAAGGATTTATGATATACTCTAACATATCTCTCTCCTTAAGAGTTACAAGCGGTATGAATTGGTAGGAGTAACGCAACTAATGATATTACTATTACTACTAACTCTATAGATTCTTAATTCTTCTACATAAACAGTAAACACTCGCTCAAAGAAAAATGGTGATAATTCCCATTGTCTAATAGTGGTAGCGGCAGAATCGCCTTCACCTACTGAAAAGTAGTTGGTGATACCTAAAGGTTGTGTGTCCATCTCTACTTCAACAACAGCACCGTCAGTGTGTCGTCTAGCATACATCAAGGCTTTTTCATACGAATCAGTCCAGAATATAGTTGGTTGTCTTGCATTGAATTCGCCTGTATTAATTGCGTCTTCAATGTCTTTTGCTTCTTCGAGGGAGCAGCCTCTAAAATATTTTACCATTGTGGTCTCCATTTGGTTTAGATTTCTTTTTATAGTCTTCTATTATAGATGCCTTAATTTTCTCACTTTTTTTGTTGGGAAGCCCCCACTTTCGTGGAGGCAAAGCCCGTACAATTACTTGCGAGTGATGTCACAACCAACAGCACCTGCCATGTATCCGATTACTCCGTACATAGCACCATTAATTGTTCCACCGATTGCAAGAGTTGGTAGTGTTGTTCCGAATAGGAACGGTGATGCCCACATTGAGGCATAGCCTATTGTTGTTCCTGCAGCCACGCCTGTGCCTACAACTGGCATAGCGGCAATAGTCATTACTGTTGCACTTACACCGACCGCAACGCCTGTGTATGCACCGTACTCTGCGACCTTGTCACATACAGAATCTGCTGATGCTGCTGTTGACATGGTGATTGCGATTGCTAATGTTGCAATTAATTTCTTCATTTGTGTTCTCCTATAATTCACTTGAAGGTTAAATAGAATTACCTTTTTTAGGTTCTTCTATTATAGATGCGTTAATTTTCTCACTTTTTTTGGGCAAAATAGCTCCATTTTTGATAAAAAAGGCCACCCCCGAAGGGATGACCAAATGTCTATTTTTTCTTGAATTTACCACGATTCTTGTTGTTTTGTGTACGAGTAGACAGCCGTAGATTGCTAGGACGATTGTCACTGCGCTTTCTATTTTTGTGGTCTACTTCTTTTTGTACTGTCTTTTTCGATGTCATAGTTTTAATGACTCTATGCACATAGTGTGCCTTGCCATCAATACGTACTGTCTTGTAGCCATCACCATGATTGGTTCCTGCTTCAGAGCCAGCTGCTTTACGACCTTTCGAATTTTTCCAGTACAGCTTACCGCCTTTCGTAGTAAAATGCTTTTTGTATAGTGCCTTTGACATTAGCGGACGCCTTGCTCTTTATTTTGAGAGTTGACACCGTTAGTTATTTGCGGAATCATCTTGACAATTTCTTTTCTTGTTTGTCTTGAGACGTCTCCTGAAACGTTTATGTTAAATGCTTGTGTTGAACTTGAGTTGTTGGAGTTCATGTTAGCCATGTCCTTTTTAGAAAGAACAACTTCTCCTGGAGTTAGTAATGCTGGAACACTGTCTTTCCCTGCTTGAGAGAACCTTGTGCTTGGTACAACACCACCTTGAGAGAAACCAAACAAACCACCAATGAAAGAACCTATTCCACCACCAGCACCTCCAACGCCAGCAAATATGCTTCCAAAATTGATGCCACCTAAAGCTTTATCAACCAAAGAGTTAGTAAAGTTATCAACTACTTTGGACGTGAAAGAATCAATAATGCCCCTAATTGCACCTTGGAAATCACCAGTTTTAAATGCATGAGAGAAAGCCGCTTTAATATCACCAACAAAACTGTCAGCAGTATTTTGTGCAATAGTCTTTGTTTCTGTTTTGTCTGTAGCATCAGCAACTATTTTCTTCCCTGCAGTACTATCAGTACCTTCAGACTTCAATACATCAACTTGTTCTTTAGTGATGTCCATTAAGTCTTGAAGTGCTTGAGTTAATTCTTTAGCTGCTTCAGAATCTCCTCTTTGTTCAGCCTGATTGATTTGTCTTAATGCTCTGTTGATTGTTCCACCAACAAGACCACCTTGATTGAATCTAGGAAGAAGACCAGTCTGATTTAAAAGGTTTAATCTGTCAAGACCTATTTTTCTAACAGAATCAGCTTTGACAACAAACTCACCATTAGATAACATTGCTGGGATACTGTCTGATGTTCCTGTTCCAGAACCTCGTACAAAACCACCACCAGCAAAACCTAGGCGTTTCTTGTAGTCTTCAAAACTTTCTCCGTCTTTTCTGCCAAAGTCTTCAGCACCAACAGAATTTGGATTATCAGTTTTCTTAGCAAAAGGATTCAAAGCTGAGGCAGCAGACATAAAAGCTTCTTTTAGACTTGAACCAATACCTGCAACACCATCAACAACGACATTCCAACCATCTATGAATACTTGTTTAATAGCTTCACCTATAGAGGAGAATTTAGCTCTTAATTCTGCATTGTTAACAACATCAAAAGCAAAACCTATTGCTCCACCTACAACACCACCTACAGCAGCACCAAGTGGACCAAACATAGCACCAGTTGAAGCACCTAATACAGCACCACCAATAGCACCGTCAAAGGCTTCTCCAAAGCCTCCAAAGGAGTCATCTGCTATTGCAATGTCAGATATTTGTTGTGCAATCCCAGCATTCATTAAATTGCCTAGAGAGGGCATTGCGGCTTTAAAACCTTTACCAATTCCCTTACTAATTTGTTTACCACTTAGAGTAGAAGCTTGACTTACTTTAGTATTAGTGCCTATACCTTGAACTGCTCCAACGATGGCAGTTGCAAGATTACTTCTTAATGCTGCAGTGGCACCTACACCAAATAGTGCTCTGCCAAAGCTAATTCCAAAAGTAGCTATAGCACTAGCCATTCCTCCAACACCAAGTAATTTAGTAAATACTAAAGCACCGACTATACCAGCAGCTAATACACCACCTAAAGTCTCTGTAACATTTTCAGAGAACTTATCTCCAAAGAGTCCTTCAACAATACCTTGTCCAGCAGCTTGTAATATATTACCTAGCCCAGCAGCAGCCCTGCTAACAAAATCACCATCACTTGTAAAGAATTTAACAAATAAATCAGTATAAGTTCTGGTTGTATTTCTAACAGCATCTATAAATTCTTGGCTATCACCTAGAGTTCCAGCAGCAGCTGCAAAAGCAGTTGCAAAAGCTGCAAAAGAAATTAATCCTCTTGCTCTTGAACTAAATGCTAAAGTTATAGCTGAAGATAAAGCTACACCTGCAACACCAGCATTATCAGTAAAGAATTGTTTTACTTCTTCAATGGTAGTAGGTAATTGATTAATTAAACTTGATGTTAAAGTATCTGCCGCAATAAAAATAGGCGTAGTTTTGAGAGTTGCAAGAAAAGCATCATAAGACGCTCTTAATCTTTCTAGTACGTGGTCAAAGTCAACCTCAAGCTCTGAGAAAGAAGGTATTGTAAAGCCAGCCTTGTCTTCGATAGTGCCTTTGAGCTTATCAAAGTTTGTTTGCATCTTTTCAGTTGTTGTAGTAAAATTTTCTGATATAAATTGGGTAGTGTCAGCAAAAGATTGCTTAATTGCTTCTGTATCAATGTTAGGCGATTCAAAAGTTCTACCACCAATATTGATTGTTAAATCATTATAAGACTGAATAACTTTAGTATTTAAGTCTTTAAATTGTGCAATAACTTCGCCACTAAAGGACTTAATTCGAGTAACAGCAGAATTAAGATGAGCACCCCAAGCAGACACATTACCAATAGAAGCAGCACCGCCTTCCTCGTGAGAAGGGTCAAATATGCCTGTCCACAAAGAGTCACCTACAATACGAGACCATAAGGCATGAAATATGCTTATTACGTTGTCTTTAAATTTAGTTAATCGACCTAGTATATCTAAATCATTTAATATGAAATTCTTTGCTAAGTCAATCTTTTGAACACTAAATGTTAAAGCGATTGATGCAGAGCCTTTAAGTCTTTCCTTGACTTTACTAATTGCTTCTTCTGTATTTTCCACAAGAGCAGTAGCATCAATGTTTCCTGTAAACATATTACCTAAGAAAGTAGAAATATCTTCAGATAAAAATTTAATATCTTGAGCAAAGATTAAGAAATTAATTTTAGCTGTTTGTACGGCTGTAGCAAAGCCTTCCGAAAAGCCTTTAAATACGGCAGTTAAACCTTTAATTGCTTTCCTAACTAACCCAGAAACATTTATTACTTTGTCTAATTCAGCAACGGCTTGTCTAAAGCGGTCACCCATAACTGTTGCTAAGTCGGCAACTGTAAATTCTAAACCAGAAAACTCATTATCAATTTCTTTAGCACCATCTAGGATAGCGGCAAATACTGATTCAGCTGTAATTTTACCTTCTGCAGCTTTCTCTCTTAATTCACCAAAAGGTATGCCCATGCCATCAGCGATAGCCCTAGCAAGTCTAGGCATTTGTTCGAGAACAGAGTTAAGTTCTTGACCTCTAAGTTGTCCAGAAGCAAGACCCTGACCAAGCTGAATAATAGCAGCTTTAGCAGATTCTGCACCAGAGCCAGAGATAACAGCCGCCTTTTGAACTGCTTGTGTAACTGTTAATAGTTCTTCGATTGGTTTATTTGAATCTTGTAGAGCTAAACCAAATCTGTTAAATGTTTCAGCAGCAGCATCAACACTACCACCTGAATTTTCTGCAATCTTGAATAATCTGTCTAAGACTGCTCTTGTTTTATCTGCATCTTTTGTAACTAAATTAATTCGGTTATTAAAAGATATCATTGCGTCAGATGCCCTAGTGACTGACCTAACAGCCCCAACTGCACCAAAAGCAGCAGTAATACCAATAGCCAGGTTTCTAAATGCCTTAGAAACATTGCGTGTGGTCTTTTCGATATTGCCAACTGACTTTTCTAAATTATGTAATTCTCTTCGTGCTTGAGTCGCATTAGCACGTACTTTAATTTCTACACCAGCCATTAAGCCGACCTCCTTAATAAAAAAGCCCCTAATGAAAGAACTCGTATATCGAGAACACCATCAGGGGCGTTATAATTATTCGGGGGTTAATATTCCGATTTTTATGAGCACTTGCTCAATAAAGAACTTTGGGGCTTGTTTTGAATGCCCTTTGTTCAGTCTATCAATATAAGACACATCATTAAAGATTAATGCCTCTATTAGTTCTAATTCGGTGGGGGTTAATTGCATTTCATTAGCCCAACCTCGCCTTGCTCGACCAGTGTCAACAGGCGTTACTTTCTTTAATTGTTCTGTAGCGAATTCAACAAGGACTTTAATATTTGCTGTTGCTATAAGTGCCATCTCATCTTCTATTCGCTCCATCTCTTCTTCAAAATTAATAACTTCCAAAGAAACTATTGGTTCTGTTTTTGTCATGTAGCTGTCTCCGTCATCCAAGGCGGTTTCCAACCAGAGCCATCCCCTTCTTTTGCTTTTAACATCATGTCAAGGAATTTTCCTTTAGGTAGTGCTTTGGTTTCTTGTGGAATACCTTCTTTGAGTAGTTTTAGTGTGATAAACACATCTTCTGGTTTACCTTTATAACCTAATGCTTGTAGTAATAGAAATGTTCTTTGGTCATCTCTCCAACCTACTGGACGTCTTTTAAGATAACTAAGCCATTGCAATAACTCTGTATATGGCATTTCTTCTTTCAGCTTATAGACAGGCATATGTAAATGTAATGCCAACTCAAACAATGTTTCTTCGGTTGCGGTTAGTTTCCCTCAGTTCCACCTAGACCTGATACTTCCATAATCTTTTCTGATAGTAACGTCAATTCGGAAATAGGGAATCCTTTAAATTCTTTGTCTGTAATCTCATCAGCACCTATTACGGCTACCTTGATTACATCTTGAAGTAGTTTCATTTGACCTTCTTCGTCTTTTCCAGCTTTCTCGATAACTTTTTGTAAGTCGAGAATTTCCGCAACACTAAGTTTGCGTACTTCTACTTCATCTCCCATAAAGGGAATTTTTTCTGTAAGTTTTTTACCTACTAAATGTTTCATTATAATTACTCCAACTTGTCTTTATCTGTAAATAAATGTGGGTTTGCTGCTTGAAAATCATCAAGCATCTTGCGCACAGTATGTAAGACACTTAAGGTCTCCATAATTTCTTTACCTACCTTCGAGTCTTGGTCAAAGTCTTGGAATCGTTCAAACGATTTTCTAATACTAATATCAACACTGCGTCTCATATGACGAAAGGTAGTACGCATAACAAACGATTTACTAAATGGTTTATCCATGTTTACTTTCCTTGATTAAGGAGAGACCCGAAAGTCTCCCCAATTATTATATTATTAGAATGTTGCTGGACCAAAGAAATCAGTCTGAGCAGACATAGTAACAGTTGCAGTTGTAGCGTCTGTCAATGCTGGATTGATAAGAATCGCCTCTACTTTACCAATGAAGTAGAATTCTGTGTTAAGGGTTGACAATGTTGAACCAGCACCTTCGTTTTGTGTTACAGGGGAAGCCGCCATCATAAAGCGGAATACTTTCTCTGCACCATCAATGAGGGAGTGAATTGCAGTCATGTCGTCAGAAACATAGTTAACTGTAACTTCCAAGGAAGGCGCATCGGCCTGACCTTGAACCTGTGATGAAGTAGCTTGACCGAAAACAGGAACGTTTACGATGTTTGCTGGTGTACCTATTGAAGGGAATTCTCTCACAGAAGGCATACGCACATGGTCTGCGTCTGCTGTTCCTGGAGTTGACCCGACAAATAGGGCAGCACATTCTGCAGCTGTATCTGTACCAGCTGGGATTGTACCTTTAAAAATATCTAGGTAGGTAAATAAACCTGCTCCTAGTGAGTTAATATGTGCCATGTGTTATTCTCCGTATAGCGTAAATGGTATAAAATAAGAAGCACTGTATAGTGCCTTATTAGAGGGGTCTAACCCTTCTACGTTTAAATATGATGTTCCAAGCTCAGTGCCGTTTGCAGCAACACCTGCAATAATTGTAATACGTTTGTTATCTAATACTGTATCAATAGCATCAGCAATCTCCATGAGTCTGCCTTGCCCATTGCCAGCACCTACAAATATTTTTACGGCAATTAACCCTTCTAGTTTTTTCTTAGCATCGTGTGCATAATTATCACTTTTTGATGGAAGCACATTTATCATTACATACTCTGTTACCCCATTACCAATTTGTCCTTGGTAATTCATGGGAAAAGTAGGTATATTGAGTGCTGTCCAAGCTGTATCTGCAAACACTTTTTCTATATCAGCTAGTACTTTATCAAACATTTGACCTCTCCCTCGTGATTATAGCAGTAATCACAAATCCATCATCCGTATAATCTACGATATTAAAGATTTGCTTATTTACTGTTAGTGTATCATACACCGAAAGGTCTACACCACTTTTCATAAGAGCCGTGGTTGTGAACCCATCACCTGAAGGTTTTTGTGTCGTTTGTACAATAACTTGTACTGTCTGATTTGACACCGTAGAAACAGTTCCACGAGCATTAAAGTCATACTTTGTTACTGATTTAGAAGATAATGTCGCCAAGACAACTAAGTCTCCAACAGCAATAAATGCTTTGTTGACTGCTGCGTTAATCTTAGACTTTAATGACATTAATTAGCCCTCCACCATGAACTACCCATTCCTGTACCACCCCTACGGATGAGAGGACGGATAGGTTTCATAACAACAGATGGCATAATCGAAGTTCGAGTAACATCACTGTTGCTGTCGGTTAGAGAGATAGAACCAACAGAGATACTCTCAAAAGTTTGAGTAGTACCAGCTAGAAGGTCTTCGTTGTTTACTAAGTGTAGAGCCTGTTCATAGACTGCCTCTTTAACTAGTTTAGGGATTTCTGCATCGCCAATAGTAATGTCCATATTAAGACGAGGGTCATAATATATGGCATTCTTACGAGGCCATGCGAGAGCTTGGGAGGAACTAACAGCAGAACCAATCCATGCCTGATTATCAACTAATTGAGTAGCTGTAACCAAAGCTTGTTCCTTGATAACGTCAGTAGAAGTAACCCAATCGTCACTATCAATACGAGTCTCAAAGTATATATCAGCGTCTGCCAGTTCCACATAGCTGTTTGTATTGAGTACAAGTGCCATTAGTTCTCTCCCATGTTAATTATGAGTGGAATATAGGTAGAATACCTAAATTTAAAGCATCCATTTTACGTGCATAAGAAGCGGCTGCAGCATAAGACGCATTAGTTGCGAATGCTGTTGTTCCACCTGCCCAATCGTATCCCATTGGGTGCATAGCGTAGCCCCAACGATACCATACGTTTGTTGAACCTCCACCAGCATATGAAGCAGCAGCTCGGTCTACTTCTACAGGTGTTGAGATTGGCATAGCAGCAGAAGCAATGCTTCCTGGCTTGATTACGAAAGAACACTTGTCTGATTGTGCGTTTAAGTCGCCAGTTGCAGCACCAGAAACCATTTGGTTTGCACGAGTCATGACCAAGCGGAATTTACCACCAAAGATAGTTTGAAATTCTAGGTTACCTTCGGTAACAGAAGTTTCGTCTACCAAGTTAGCAGCACGCATTTCAGCCATAACTTCTGGTGAAGTTACAAGATACATGAAGTCTGGTTCGTAATCTTTGAAAGCAGCACCGATAGAACGGAACAATCTTTCACCACGAGCAGCACCAGTAGCAGTTGAGTCGAATAGTTTACGCTCATCAGATGCACCTGTTGCAGCAGCACCATGTAAACCTAATGCGTTGATGTCACAGAAGAAACCAGTTGCAGATGCATCAGCATCAGTATCAAAAGAAATGATACCACCGTTACCTGAACCACCTAAGTCGCCCAATGTTACTTCGTGTAATGCTACACCTTTCATAACGCTTAGAAGTGCGTCATGCTCGTCTTGTGCTCGGACTTCTGCGAAGTCTCTTGCGATTTTAGCAAGACCATCTTGCTTGGTTACTGTTTCGTGCATATTTACTTGCTCTGCACCGAATGTACGGACAGTTTTCACAAAGTCAGCAACGTCTGTTGTGATGTTTGTGTATGTACCATCAGTTGCACTTGACAATGAAGCCACGTTGACAGTTGATGATAGTGGTTTGTACCAACGGAATTGACCGATGAAAGATTCACCTGATAAGTCTATTCTTTGGTCTGAAGCCACAATGCCTGTGCCGTTTAGTTTCTTAGCATTTGTATATGCTTCGTCACCGTATGCAGAAATCGCTAATGCGATATTTTGAAAGTCAGTGTTTGTAATAGGCATAATTTTTATCCTTGTATTTTGTATTAGTAATTAAAGTTTCCTAGTTGACCTTTAGCCGCTAGAGCTAAAATCTCTTGAGTAGACAAATCGCCAATAGCTTTTGCCTGTTCAGTTGATGGTGCTCCAGCTGGAGTACCTGTTCCTGCTCCACTATTTGTTTTAGCTTTGAACAGAAAAGAATTGTCTTCGGATTTAGCATAGCTTTCTACAAAATCAGTAATAGTCATTCCTGAAGAATGAACCCACTTTGAATCTTCACCTTGTATGAGTTGGTCAACGATTTCTCGTTTAGCCATGTCTCTTGATTTTTCATTTCGGAAATCCATACCAGCTAATGCTTGGCTAAGTACATTATCACGAGTCAACTTAGTATTTTGTTCTTCGTATGTGCTTAACTTTGCCTTAAGGTCTGCAACTTCCAATTCTAGAGCTTCTTGCATTTTACCTTCTTCTTTCATTCGAGCAATCTCTTTTTCTTTTTGAGCCGCTTCCATGTCAGATTTTTGTTTTAATGCTTCGTCTCTTTCTTTTGACATTCTGTCCATATTAGCTTTCATTTTAGCTAATCGCTCTTCAACAAGAGTTTCGACATCATCAACAGGTGGTTTTGTTTCGGTAGAAGTATTCTCGTTTACTTCTGGGGTTTCTTCAACAGCAGGGGTTTCCTCTGTTGCTTCTTCTTTCTCTAATACTACTTCTTGATTTTCTTGATTTTCCATGATAATTTCCTTTCCAAGCACAGCTTGAATTTAATTGTTTGCATGTGGCACAGCCACGGTTAACGGTCTCATAGGTACAACTTATGGACCAATTCCGTACCAGTCATTGCCTTCTTTAATAGGCTCTAGTACGTCCTTGCGTGTTAGTTTATTAGGTGGGTCTATTAGACCTCGTCTCTTTGCATCAGCTAACAGTTCATTATAAACTGCATTTGACATTCCAGCGTCACGCATTGCTTTTAATGTTTTTCTGATTGTATCACCTTCTAAGGCATCTGCGTAGATGACTCGAAGAGCGTCTTTAGCTTTTTGTGCATCGCCAATGTTTGTAAAAAACGCATCGTGAATAGTTCCAGTATCCACATTATTTTTCTTACCCCATTGGTGGAACCTCCGCACAATCACAGCATCGTTGCTGTGGTTACCATTAACACCCAATCCAATAGCAGCATTAGCAAGGTCAGCTTTACCCTTCATCTTGCCATCTGTCGCTCTACCTTC